AAAATGCTTCGTTATAGCTGCTGAATTATCCCAAACATGCAAGGATAGCGGTTTAGATATTTTAACCCAGCGTACCCTACGCAAAGCGCGTTTAATCAGGCATGACAGGTAAGAGTGGCAGCGTATTTTATAGGTCATGATTATTTACTCCTTAAACTTGCTTTACAAAGTGATAATTCAAAGAATACATGTCCGCCAACTTTAGACCCTCTGGGGAAATACTGGTATCCTTCCGATGTTTCTTTAATGTCTCCAATGTGTTTTTTGTCTAAAAAAACTTTTACAGATGTTTTAAATGTTATCATTTTGTTTCACCTCGATTTGTGCACAATATAGCCAGCAGATTGTGCGATTGTTAAATTGTATTTTTCAAAACAGCCCAATACATACATCCAGTTGCTCTAGCTGCATCATCTGCTGCTTGAAATGTGCTGAACGGGTCAGCCATGCGAATGTCGCGCACAAATCTTGCGGAACCCAGGAATCCTTCATTAGTGGCTACATAGAACATTTTAATTACTCCTTATAGATAATAGTTAAATGATAGAATCAATAAAGCGTTTAGCGCCGTTTATTCCGGCATATTGTGAAATCAATTCCAAATCTTTAAGAATATCAAAACAATTTCCACTGTATCCGGCACCATAATTAATACGTGGAATTATTAAATAATCCTTATATTTGATAGGTTTTGCATCAGTTTCAAAATATTGACGGCTGTACGTATTATTACGGTCAAACCAAGGGTTTAGGTATTTCATGATAAATCCCCTAATAAGTTAATTAAACATCACAAGTAAAAGAACCGGAACCAGCAAGGCACACTCAAGCAAGGCGATCATGCTGTCACCATTTCAGCGTCTAAGCTCAATAGAGCGTCAGAGCGTGCCAGGTATTCAGCTATAGTCAGTAGCTCGATAATTACGCCTTCTTTGTTGTATATGGCAATCATGCTGTCACCTCATTAAAAAAGTTGTATTCAGAAGCAAGATCAGCCGCATTGTTGTTATTGCAGAATGCTTGAGCTTGTGCCAGTGTATAAACTGGTTCAGATACAGGTACAGAGCGCAATGTGTTTTTCTTGTTGCTTCCAGTGCATAAGAGCACTTCCCACGCTTTGCCGCTTTTCAGGTTAGGTTTCAGATATGGTTTCATGTTATTCCCCTCAGTTAAGTTAATCAGTGTTGCGTTAAGTACGATTATATTCTCACTTAAACATCTGTCAATAGGCAATCAAACTATTTTTACATCTATTTAATCTAATCCTCTTGTGTATATAATAAGCATGTATCGTGCCAGATAAAGAATATAATCTAACTATTCAATAAATACAGGGCTTACAAAGGAATTTATGCGGATAATAGATAAATGTTAGTAATGACTAACGTGACGCAAAACGTCACTATATTACCCAATTACGTCAGTGTATAATTGATACTATGAATAAACCACAAATACCAATTAGGTCAATGGCTGTACAGCCACCTACAAAGACAGAGATTATAAAAGCCCGGAAGCTGGCAGGATGTACGATCAAGGAGGCAGCAATAGCCGTATGCGTACCAACTGCATATTGGCGAGATTGCGAAGCTGGGATTAAACCATTACATCCTGGATTAGCATTATTGTTTAAATTAACTATGCTTAAAGATAAGGTTTAACCATATATAAGTATATGTTTATGATTAACTGATGATGTATAAGTATTGTTTATGGATTGATAACTATCATTGATGTGTGACTGAATCAGGAAAGGATTATTCGTATTGAGTACAGTAGGTATAGGTAAGATGGTGCTATCTCCTCATATCCATCTATATATTAGATACCTGCCATATCAGAATCAGAATTCAATTCCAATTCATACTCAATCAATACTATATATATGCACACTATCTAACCATGATGTATAAGTAACGCTTATGTATAGCCTAAGTGACTGATATATATCAGAGTAATGGCTAAGACTAGCTGCTGTAGCTGGAGCAAGAGGAATTCTTTGGGGGGGGGATAGTGTGGTGATATGTGTAAAAGTGTAAGTACCCTCCTATCCACCGAAAAAGGTAATTATACTAATCGCACGTTTAAGATTGATTGCAAGAATAGTTGCTGATTAAGAACGGCGCATAAGCGTAAGAAACCCCCTTATAGCTATCTGGGAGTTAGAGTAGCAAGTTGTCTTCATTCACCTGTTGTTCAGATTGAAGACGTGTAAAAGTCCACCAGGGACTTCAGGTTTAGAGTGACTGACTCTTATTACTAGAGGTTGGCACTATGCCAGACAGTTGTGGTTTAACTGGCACCATCTGATTATAGATACAGGTAGATGAATCCTTGTAGTGAATACTAACCAACTTTCAATTGAATTGCAAGTGTGATAGGATTTGAATTATGAAAAAATCTAATTTAGATAAATTGCTTATTGAGATACATAAAAGAATTTCTATACCAGAAAAAGTTTTTATTTGTGATACTCAAGAACTAGCAGATCGATATAAAGTAAGGATAGGAACTACTATCCATGAACCTGTAATTCCTAAATTAGTAATTGAAAATTATGAAAACTAATGTCTTTGGACTTCCCACTAAGAATAGTGAACACTTACCTACTAAACCATCACGATCACAATTGATGGATGCACGTAAGTTATTGCTTGCTGAGAAGGCAGACCCTATTATATCTAAGGCTATTATGATTGCTTTGGATGATGAACATCCAGGACAGATGGCAGCAATGAAGATGTGTATGGATAGACTATTGCCTATGGCTGAATTTGAACAGAAGAAAGATGGTTCTCGTACTGCTATTACAATTACTATTGGTGGTTTGAATGATGTAGTAGTTGAAGGTAAACCTGAAGATGTGGAGGAAGTATGAGATTCTTTACTGATTATTTTCATTTGAGAATTTTAAAAACCCAAGAAGAAGTTGATGAAGTAAATTCTTGGGAAGAAAAGTTAAATGATGGATTAAAACCATCTGACTTTAAATGGAAACTAGGTGATACATGTTATTTATCAAAGGTTAAAGATGTGGAGGAAGTATGAAAATATCTAAAGAAGATAGAGGACAAAGTTGGCTTATGATTGCACAAAAAGGCACATGGGAATTTTGCCAATTGTATTCAAAAGCAATATCTATGGATAAAATAACTAATCATTTTGAAATAGAAGCAGATATAAGATATGAAAATATATTAGGAACAAATGGCTAATCTAAACTTTAAACTTCTAAAGTGGCAGAAGGAAGTACACGCTGACAAAACACGGTTTAAAGTCGTAGTAGCAGGACGTAGATGTGGTAAGTCAAGACAAGCGGCTATAGAACTAATACTTGAAGGACTACAATGTCCTGAAGGATCGGGAGTTATGTATGTCGCTCCGACACAAGGACAAGCCAGAGTTATTATATGGCAAGTCCTTATGGAACTTGGAAGGGAGGTGATCGCATCTTCTCACGTAAATAACTCAGAGATTACTTTGATTAATGGGGTAATAATCTATGTGCGTGGGGCTGATAGACCTGATACTCTGAGGGGTGTATCTCTTTGGTTTGTTGTTCTTGATGAGTTTGCTGATATGAAACCATCAGCTTGGGAACAGGTTATTCGAGCTTCTCTCTCAGATAAACGAGGGAAAGCCCTTTTTATTGGAACTCCTAAAGGTCGGAATCACTTCTTCGATCTTTATAAACTTGGTTCATCTGGTGATGATCCAGAGTGGAAGTCATGGACTTTTACCACCGCTGATAACGAATTAATTCATCCAGATGAGATTAAGGCAGCTAAAGCTACACTTAGTTCCTTTGCTTTCAAACAAGAGTATCTTGCTTCATTTGATAATGTAGGTTCTGATATATTTAAGGAAGAGTGGATAAAGTACGGAATTGAACCTAAAGATGGTTCTTATTACATTGCTATAGATCTTGCTGGTTTTGAGGCTGTAGCAACTCAGGCGGCTAATTCAAAGAAACGTTTAGATCAAACAGCTATCTCAATTGTAAAAGTAACTGATGATGGTAAGTGGTTTGTAAAAAAGATTGAGCATGGGCGCTGGGACATTAGAGAAACAGCAGTCAGAATTCTAAAATCTATCCGTGAATACCATCCTATATCAATAGGAATCGAGAAAGGTTCATTAGCAAATGCTGTTTTACCATACCTTTCTGACTTAATGCGAAAGAACAACATCTATGCTCATATTGAGTCTTTAACTCATGGTAATAGAAAAAAAGACGAAAGAATTATCTGGAGTCTTCAAGGAAGATTTGAGCATGGACGAATAATTCTTAACTCAGAAGAAGAATGGGACGAGTTTAAAGATCAACTATTAATGTTCCCAACAAAAGGAGTCCATGACGATTTGCCTGACTCTTTGAGTTATATAGATCAAATGGCAGTAACTAGCTATTCTAAATATGATGATGAAGATGAATACGAACCTATTGACATCATATCTGGTATATAGTAGTGTGCGCTAACTAACGGAGGATATATGGGACTTAAAGACATTGGAGATATTCTAGGGAAAGCTCTATATACTCCTAAAAAACGTAATCAAGATAGCTCTTCACAGGATTCTACTCAATCTGCGCAGCCAGAACCAACATCTACTGGGAAAAGTACAATAGATACAATCAAAGAGCGCAATGCTCGAACTCAATATGAAATTGAGAAGCAAACAGGAGCGCCAGTACCAGATACATTTGAAGAATGGTATTCTCATCGATCACATGGAATTTAGGAGTTTATATGCCACTCAAAAAAGGTTCTAGCAAAAAAACTATCGCAGCTAATTTCCATACTGAGAAAAAAGCACATCCTGATATGAAGCAAAAGCAAATGATTGCTATTGTTCTTTCTGTAGCAGGAAAAAAGAAAAAGAAGTGAGGAAGTATGGAAAATACTGGTAAGGTAGTAGACAAAGAAGTTTTTGAAAAGCCAACTGACAATGAAAAAGAGTTGGTAGACTTTGTTATCGACCATACTGATAGATGGCGTGATTATCGTGACCAGAATTTTCTTGAAGATTGGCTTAAATACGAACGTATAAACTCAGGTATATGGGCTTCTGAGGATAAATCTCGTGAGTCTGAACGAAGCCGTGTAATCTCCCCTGCTACTCAGCAGGCTATTGAAACATCCCATGCAGAAACAATTGAAGCTATCTTTGGACAGGGTGAATTCTTTGATATTAAAGATGATATTAAAGATGTAAATGGCAATCCTTTAGATGTTGAACAACTGAAAAATCAACTGTATGAAGATTTTGCGCAAGATAAAATTCGTAAATCTATCGATAATATCAGTTATATGGGGAAACTCTATGGAACACTTATCGGTGAGATAGTTGTTTCAGAAGAAAAAGTCTTTGTACCTATGACTATGCCTATTGATAATCAACAGGCGGCTTATGGAGTACAAGAAAAATCCCGTATTTCAGTCAAATTA